CATCAACATTTGCTGTTTTAGTCCTGGTATTTCTTAACCTTATATTCTACTACATCCTGACTAAAGGACCAGACAAAATTTTCTGCTCCCCATTGTTTAGTTGGCGTAGCTATTCCGTAGTCAATAGCACAGGCTGTAATCCACTCTTCAATATCGCCCCAGTGATGAGTTGAAAAGAACCCTTTTCTTGTCGTACCATCAGCTAATTTATAGGTAATTAAAGTACCCCATCCATTTGGCTTTTTGTCGTAGTTTAAAATAGCCTCTTTATCTCTTGCTAAATAGTCTAAATAGAACTCTTGTTGCTCTATGTTTAAATCTGTTCTATTCTCTACTATTTGCTTTGCTTTTTCGTATCTTCTTTTTTGTATGTTATTCATTGTAATTTCTCCTTTTATTTGTGTGATTTTAATAACATAAAACAAGTTATTAATTCCTATGACTAAGGGCAAGCTTTTTCTAGTTGGTCTCTGGTAAAATGTATCTCTGGGGCTGTTTAAACGCTGTCATATATACGTAGAACTGGGTCTGGTTTGGGTCTAGAAATATGAACCATATATAATTTTACGTGCGTGAAAACGTGCTGTAATATAACAATTATCTAGCTGTTGTCAAGTTATAGACGGAGAAGGGGGGTTTTGCGATGCTTTTAAAAATAGCTGATAGCATAAGAAAAAAAAATAATGCTTGACTTTCTCGTATAGTGTGTAGTAGAGGAGAAAAAAAGCAAATGTCAACTAATAATTACAAATCCTAACTAGAAAAAGACCTGGGGGGGCATGTAAAAAAAAGAACCACACAAATACTTGAGCTATTTTTTTAGTTTGTATTGTGTCTGGAAGTGTTGATATTGCTAGACTTACGGTTGCTGCTAACTATATAACTATACTAGCTAGTTGGTTTGTATAGTTATCCTAACATAAATTTAATAAAAAAAGTGCTTGTTGTCAAGTACAAAGATAGGTAGGGTATAAAAAATATTTTAAAAATTTTGCTTGACTTTCTCCAATCTATTACTTTAAGCTTATACATGTTTAACTACAAAGGAAAAAACAATGCCCATACCGAAACCCAAAAAAATCAATAAAAAAGACTTAGCATATAATATTGCTGTCTTAAGACAAGAAATGTTTAGAATGATAGAAAAAGTAATGTTACTTGAGTCTGTTATTAATAAATATATAGAAATGAAAAAAGATACAGATAAATTTAATAAATATTTACAAGACCAAATAAAAGGAGCTAAAGATGAAAAGCCTAAAAAAAATAAAAAATAAAACTATGAAGCTTACTATTAATGGTCATGAGTATACTGTGCGTTTTATATCTGGTGCTAAAGTAGACTTAGGTTCAACTGATTCTGAGATACTAGGTGGTATTTCTATGCGTAACTGTGAAATAGTACTAGAACATGATATGAAAGACAGTAAACTATTAGAAGTATTTATACATGAAGTATTACATGGTATAACACATGGTAGTAGTTTAGATATGACTGAAACACAAGTACAAGTTATGGCAAATAGTTTGTACCAAATGGGTTTTGGTGAATTTTTATGGAAAAAAGCAGGAGGAAAATATGATTCCTAATTACGATGCAATAATAAAAAAAGCAAAAGCACTATGTGATAATAAGAATATTGACTATGCACAGATACAAGAACCATTTTCTAACTTTGAAATGGTAGAAGCATTAAAAATATGTGATGCACAAACTGGTATTCTTGTCCGAATCTCTGATAAAATAGCTAGAATCTCTAACCTGTTAAAACGAAACGGTGAAAGAGCTATTGATGAAGAAAAGGTAGAAGACACAATGCTTGATTTAATAAATTATAGTATAATATTGTTAAGTTATACTATGTTTAGTGAACAGTATGACTTAGAGAACGGAGAAAAAAATGATAAATCCAGGTAAAATATTAGAACACGATACGAAAAAGGCAAAAGTAAACTTACATTGTCTTACTGATATTCATGTAGGCAGCAAAGTCTTTGATAGAACACTATTTCTAAAAGCTGTAAACATGATAAAAGAAGACCCTAATGCACTTTGGTTTGGTAACGGTGATATGTTAGAGTTTATACCACCTAATTATCACATACCTGAAGGTGACCAGTTGTTTGATAACAATGAACAGTATGCACAATTCGTAAAAATGATAAGACCTATCATGAATAAGTGTATATTTTTACGTGGAGGTAACCATGATACGCTCCGTTCAGTACGATTAGCAGGAATTGACATAATTCGTGTGCTATGTGATGACCTAGAAGTGCCATATTATCCGTTTCCAGGGTATGCAGTGATTAATTACAAGCATAATCGCTTTACTTTTGCAAGTGGACACGGTAAAAGTGGTGCAAAAAACGGAGATTTGGAGCTAACAAGGCTTAGAAACATATTTCCAGACGCTGATATGTATTATTTGGGACATAACCACCAATTATACGCAAAACCAGTAGATTCTTTTGAAATAATGCAACAAAATGAAGAAATAAAACGTCAATGGTTTGTGCGTGGTGGTTCTTTTATAGGATATGCTGAATATGCACGCTATGCTATGTTTGAACCACAAACAAAAGGGTGGGTAGAAGTGCGTTTAAGTGATAAAGACCCAGAATACATCGTACATCGTCAATGAAGAAAAGAACTATAAAAGGTCAGGAGCACATTGTATATGACAATATCAACGAGCTCAGGCAGGCTATGCCATTACAAGACGTACTAGAGGATTGGCGAAATGCTCCAGTTAGTTCATGGACCTTAACAGATGATGGGCAGGTTTGTGAGGTGTTAGAACGTGGTACAATCAACAATCAACGATATGTACGCACTGCGATTGGGATGTTTAACTGTGCTCCTACCATAAAAATGGAAGGCGAACTACGAGAAAGTATATACAAGTTTAGTGGTAAGAACTCTAATACTGTATTTAAAGAACGAGAAAAGCCTACAAAGAAAGAATTTTTGTTTGCAAAGTATGTTGCAAAGGGCGATGGCATTATAGAGGCGTTTAAACGAGCTTATCCTCAATCTAAGTCTGAGCAATATATTAAAGAACAAAGTAGTATGTTATTAAAAACAGAAAGGATAAAAACCTTGATTGATAAAGAAATACAAAAAATATTAGAAAAAACAGAGATAACACCAGAATATCTACTATTAAAGACAAAAGAGATTGTAGATAATATAGAAGCAAGAGATAGCGATAAGATTTCGTCGCTAAAGATGCTAATGGAAATATCTGGGTTACTAGGTAAAAAAGAACAAAAAACAGAATCTATCGCATTGTTTAAGGGTTTTAGCCCTGAACAACTAGCAGCATTGGAAGGAAAAGATGTCAAACAAATCGCAAGCCAAGAAAGAGAAATACCTCAACTGTCAGATGTGCGAGAGGAAAGTGAAGATACAGAAGTCGCAGATAACGTATAGTGACTTTTTGTTAAATACTATTATGAATATTCCTATGGATAAGTACATTACTGTTGATTGTGCTTGTCTTTGTATGTATGACGAAGATATGGATTTGATAGGATTTAGTAGAGAATTTATTGAAAACAATGGAAAAGCTTAGTTTATCTGATAAGGAGGTGCTGCTACATAAAGCATCTAAGGATTTAATACTGTTTGGTAAGTTATTTTTACCAAATGATTTTTTACATAAATCAGCCTCCCCTCCTTTTCATTATGACCTTGGTAAAAAATTAATTAGTACAAAACCTGGAGCACGTATTTGTAATGTGCTACCAAGAGGTTTTGGAAAATCAGTATTAATGAAAGCAGCTATTATGCATAGAATGTGTTTTACACCAGAAGACCAGTCTATGTTTATGGCTTGGGTAGCTGAAGAACAAGGTCAGTCTATTGACCATGTTAAGTATATACGCTCACACTTAGAAACAAATCAAGCTATTAGATATTATTTTGGTAATCTTTGTGGAGCTGATGTTGGTAAGAGATGGACAGAGAAAGATTTAATTACTACAAAAGGGCATCGTATCATAGCAAAAGGTACTTCACAGCGTCTTAGAGGTCGTGCTGAAGTAGATACAAGATATACAGGTATTATACTAGATGACTTTGAATCAGAGCTAAATACTAAAACAGCAGTACGTAGAGATGAAATCAAACAATGGATTGTATCAACAGTATATCCATCTCTAGAAGAAAGTCCAGGTAAAGAGGGTTGGATATGGTTATCTGGCACGATTGTTCACTATGATGCTTTCTTACAAAATATTGTAGATGGTTGGCAAGAATCAGAAAAAAAGAACAAGAAATATCCTTGGGATGTTACATTTATTCGTGCTATAAAAGATGGTAAAGCAACGTGGGAAGAACAGTTTCCTATATCAAAACTAAATCAAAAAAGACAAGAGTACATTGAAGCTGGTAAAATAGATAAGTTTGCACAAGAATATTTAAATGATGCTAGAGATGCATCATCAGCTTCTTTCCAAATGGATAACATAAACTATCATAACTATGAGTTTCACACAGATGGTAAATTTACTTATTTAAAAGATGACCAAGAAATGATACCTATATACACATATATGGGTGTTGACTTAGCACATACAGCTTCTAGTACTTCAGACTATCAAGTTATAGTAGTTATGGGTATGGATGCTAATAAAAATAGATATGTAATAGATTACTATCATGATAAGATACCAGCATTCGATATGCCAGAGCAAATTTTAAAAATGGCTAAAAAATATTCACCTATACGTAGATGTGCTGTAGAAACAGTAGGAGCTCAAGAAATGGTTCGTGATATGTTAGAACGTATGGCAAGAAAAGAAAAACGACTATTGCCTGGTATTAACAAAGGTGTAAGACCACCACATGGTATCAAAAAAGAAGATAGATTAGAAATGACACTAGGAAGTATTATAAATACAAAAAAACTATACATACGTAAAGAACATTCTGCTTTGATAGATGAAATTTTTGAATTTCCAAAAGGTAAACACGATGATTTATTAGATGGATTGTACTATGCTGACTTTTTTGCAAAAGCACCAAGAAGTAAAATTATTAAAAATGATGAATATGAAAGACCAGATGATTTTCCTACAGAAGCACGTACTAAAATTAATTGGATGACAGGATTAAAAATATGAGACATCGACCTTTAGCTTGTTTTAAATTAAACAGGGTTATGGTATCTGATTATACATTAGAGAAATATATAGACTACTTAAAAAGGGTAGAAGGGTACGCAAATAAAGTAGGGGAAAAATTTTATCCATATGATTCACCAGAGGGTGGATTAAAAACTATTGGATATGGATACAAGCTAAAAAAGCTTGAAGAACAAAATACTTATGAGAAAACAGGTTTGAGTAAAAGAGAGGTAGAAGACCTCCTATTGCACGAAGCACAAATATCTGTAATTAAGGCTAAAAACTATTGTATTAGTAATGATAGAAAATGGACAGATGTTGATGATAGAATGAAATATGCCTTAGCAGATTATTGCTTTAACTTAGGAAGTTTAAAAAAGTTCCCAACTACAGCAAAATTTTTAATGCATAATAATGTTCATGGTGCTGTTGAAGATGACCCAGGTAGACCAGGGTTTAAGCAATATGAAAGAGTCTTTACAGACCCAGAAGGCAAAAAAAGAAGATTAGGAAGAAACAAAGAATTCTATAAAGAGTTTTTACAACCATATATGGAGCAAGTATAGATGTCACAAATAAAAGAAGATTCTAAAGCTAGAGAAAATAGAGAAATATTCCAACGATATGCAGATGCAAGAAGAGACTGGGATGTTGAAGCAAGAGATGCTATTGATTTTACTCTGGGTAATCATTACAGTGACGAAGAATCAGAGGTTCTTCAATCCATCGGTCAAGCTGATTTTACGATTGACAGAATATACGCTGCGATAGACAAGTTAAAATCTCTTATGACATCTAGACCTGTTAAGTTTGGAGTAACAGCTAGAGAAGATTCTGATACTAAATTAGCTAATGTGTGGAGAACATTATTAGAATATATTTATGATATATCAGATGGTCAACATCACTTTAAACAAGCTGTGCATGATTATGCAACAGCAGGTATTGGATATTTCTATGCATACATAGAGCCAGAAGCTGACTATGGTAGAGGTGAAGTAATGTTCACACACTTAAATCCATTTAGAGTTTATGTAGACCCAGCATCTAGAGATAGGTATTTCAAAGATGCTGCTAATATTTTAATGTCTACTATATTAACAAAAGACCAACTATTAGATTTATATCCTGACGTAGAAGAGTTTTTACCAAATATTGAAACATACAGTATGTCAGATTATTATGCTGATTATCCAGACTCTCAGCAAAAAAATTCACAAAATGTATTTACGCCAGCTGAAGTAGAAGATAAAGATTATGAAAATACAATAACACAACGTTATCGTATTATAGAACGTTTTAGTAAAGTTAGAGTTCCGTTTTATAGAGTAGCTGACCAACAAAACAATACTGAAACAATTATGAGTGCAACAGCATTTGAATTATTTATGGCTGAAAACGAAGCTAAATTTAACAACAATACTTTTGCTTTCGTAGAGATACCACAAACAAGAATTAAAGTTACAGCATCATTAGGGCAAGTCCTTCTATATGAAACTATATTGGACACTGATACTTATCCTATCGTTCCTATACCAAATATATGGACTAATACACCATATCCTAAATCAGATGTGAATAAAGTTAAAGATATGCAAAGACTACTTAATAAGTTGTTTTCTCTTGCATTATCTCATGCTCAAACTTCTGCTGGTCTAAAACTCTTAGTACCACAAGGAAGTGTGGAAAGTATTTCACAACTTGAGAAAGATTGGGCTAATCCTAATGCTGTAATTGAATATGACCCAAGCTATGGAGAACCACATTATCCTTCTCCACAACCTTTAACAAGTCAGTTTTATGCTCTTATAAATCAAGTAGAGCGTTATATTGATTTAAACTTCGGAGTTCCTGAATTATTACAGGGGTTCAAAGAAGGTGCACCTCAAAGTGTACGTGGCACTATGCTATTAGCACAAATGGGAGAAGGTCGTGGTGCTTCTAAGTTGCGTGACATAGAAATGGCACTGCAACAGCTTGGGAAAGTTTTATATCAAATGTCTAAAGGACATTACACATTTGAAAAGAAATTTAGAATCGTACAACCTAATAATGACATAACACAGTTTGCTATTAATACTAGGATGTATGATGATAAAACAAAAGAATTGGTTAAACTAGAAAATGATATAACTGCTGGACAGTTTGATGTTCGTGTAGTATCAGGCTCAACTATGCCTAATAATAAACACGCTGAATATCAAATGTATTTAGAAGCTTATCAACTAGGATTGATTGATAGAACTGAAGCGTTAAAGAAAACAGAAATCTTTGATAAAGAAGGAGTTCTGCAACGTACTGGAGAAGTACAAAGAATGCAAGGTATTATTAGTCAATTACAAGACCAAATAAAAATTCTATCTGGAGATTTACAAACTGCCCAAAGAGAGTCTATGTCTGACAGAAAACGTGTTGAGGTACAGAAATTTAAATCTGAACTTAATAAAGTGATTACTGGCTCAAAGGCTCAGCAAAAAGTAAATACAGAAAGAAGCAAACGTCAACAAGAACAACAGGTGCAGGCTGGAATAAATTCATTACTGTCTGAAGATATTGGTGAACAATAAACAGCACATCGGAAGGAAAAAATAAAATGAGTGACGAAATGATAAATGAAAATGAAACTTTAGAAGGTTCTGAAACTTCTGAAAATAATGAATTAAGTGAGCCAGAGGTTCAACAAGATTTGAGTTCAGACGCAGATGAAGTGCGTAAATTCCAGTCTATGTATGATAAAGCTCAGGCTGAGTTAGACAAAGTAAAACCAGTAGCAAAGCTATTTCAGGATAATCCTGAGCTGGTAGACGTTGTTAGAGACCACTTAACAGGGGGTAAAGGACAGGACAAAGCAGTACAAATAAATGAAGAGGATTTTAATCCTTGGGATGCGTATACAAACCCAAATAGTAAATCGTATCAGTTAAGACAACAAGAAATTGATGATGCTGTTAGCTCAAGAATGAGAGACTATATGGCTCGTTTAGAATCACAGAGAGCTGTAGATTCTATTAAAATGAGAGCACAGTCAGAGTTCAAATTGTCAAATGCTGATGCAGAAGAGTTTACAGAGTTTGTAACAAAACCTAAAGAGCAACTTCCTCTAGATACACTGTTTAACGTATGGAATGCAAATAAAAATGGATTACCTCAAGTTAATGAAAATATTGAAAGCGTAAAGCGAACACAGCAAAAACCTAAATCAGCTGGTTTAGTTCAAGGTGGACAACCTCCTAAAGCATCTGAAGAAGACACAATGTGGTCCAATATTATGAAAGTAGGTAACCCAAACTCTATACGTGGCAGTATTAAAAAATAAAACGTAAAGGGGAAATAAAATGGCAATAACAAGTGGACAGCTTAAAGCTACGAACTTAACAAGTTCAACGACATCTGCTGATTACGGTGTTGCTCCTGACCAAAGAAGGCTGTATAATTTTAGTGATAGAATTGCTGAATTAGCACCTGAAGAATCACCATTCTTCGTGTATCTATCAAAAACAGCTAAACTTCCTACTGACGACTCTTTGTTCCGTTATCTTGAAGATAGGTCAAAGATTAGTTATACAAGTAGAAACTTCTTTATTGATGGAGCTGTAGGCACTGTAGTTGCAGGTACAAACTACTCAGTAACCGTAGATGACAATGAATCATCACCAGCATCTGTAGACTTTCTTGTAAAAGGGATGGTTGTAGCAGTTAGAACTGTTGGAGCAGACGACACTGCAGGTTATGGAAATGCAATTTTAAGAATTGAAAATGCACCTGTAGATAATGGTGCTGACACTACATTCTTAGCAAAATGTATTTCTGTATCAGGTGTTTCTGGTTCAAACAGCATCGCTGATAATGACCCATGTCAAATTATCGGTTCAGCATACGCAGAAGGTTCTGGTTCACCAGATGTATTCTCAGAAGGCATTGATGACAATTATGGGTACACCCAGATTTTCAAAACTGCAGCTGAGGTTACAAACACTGCATATGCAACTCAACTTCGTGGATATTCCAACGAATTTGAAAGAGTGCTAGCTATGAAAATGAGAGAGCACAAAATTGATATTGAAAGAGCTATGCTTTTCAACCAAAAGGCTAGAATTGATGGCATTCAATATTCAGAAGGTCTAGTAGGACATATTATTAAAAACAGCACATTTAAAGCTGGAGATGCAGCTTTAACATATGAATCAGGTAAAGCATATGCTAAAACTTATGATGAAGCTGAATTAACTTATGACTCACTATTAGGTGACTTTGAAGTACTATTTGACCCAGCAAGAGGTGGAAGTAACGAAAGATTAGCATTAGCTTCTCTACCAGTTATTTCTTACTTCAATAAAATGGGTGATGGTGCGTTTGTTGACAAATCAACTGAATCAACACAATATCAGATTAATATGGATGAATTAGGTGGAGCGTTTGGTCACCAGTTAATGGAGATTAACACTGTACACGGTTCTATTTACTTAGTAAAAGAGCCACTATTCAGAGGTCATTCATCTGGTTTAATGTTGATGGCTGATATGAGCAAACTATACTACAGACCATTAGTTGGTAATGGCATTAACAGAGATACTCAAGTTATGACAAATGTACAAGGTGCAGATGAAGACTTGAGAAAAGACATGATTCTTACTGAAGCAGGTCTTGAGGTATGTTTACCAGAATCTCATTACTTAATCAACTTGGAAGGAGTATAAGATGGCTAAAGGAAGAGTACTAGAACAAAATAGTGGTAGTTTTGGTTTACAGTTTAAACAAATGGAAGTTGAAGCTGTAACAGCAGACAAAGCACTAGCTCCAGCAGATTCAGGAAAACTATTCGTAGTAAATCCTGCTGCTGAAACAACACTAACATTACCAAGCGTTGCAAACAAAGGTTGGTATTGTGATATTGTGTTAACAGAAGGAATAGCAGCAACTGATGGTTCTATGGACCAAGTTGTTAATGTTGCTTTTGGTCAAGGAGATAATGCAGGGCAAGTACACGAAGTAGACGGAGGAGCTGGTAACTTTATGGCTACTGGTGACGACTTCTTTGTGTTTACTGCTGCAGCTACACCAGGAGACAGAATACATGTTGTCTCTGATGGTACGCAGTGGATTGCACAAGCTTATGTTAAAGACCTAAGTGACGCTGACTTCTCAGCTAATGCAACTACGATTGCATAACAACAGTCAAGCTACTGGGGAGGGCGTTTAAACGCTCTCCCAAACAGCTAAAAGAATTATGTGGGATATATTTAAAGATGAAAACGAATATAATGAAAAAGCAATCATTGGATTTATTTCTTTTGCTTTGATGTGTGTATTTGGAATTGTAGACTTAATTATGGGTATTATAGGCATAGAGCTTGTAGTAAATGACTATATCTACAATTCATTCGTTTGGGTAACATTGGGCTCTTTTGGAATAGCAGGAGCAGAGAAAGTATATAAAAAGTAATAGGAGAATAAAATGGCAAATTATAGTGGAGCAGAAGTAAAAGTTATTATTAATGATATTAGTGTAAAAGCTAGTAGCGTTGATGGTTCATTAGCAAAAGAGATTAAAACCTTTATAGCTAGTTTAACAGATAATACAATTATTTCAATAAACACAGTAAAACTAGATAGCTCTAGAGTAGCTTACATAGTTACATATATGTAATATGGCTAAGTGTCAACATTGTAATACACCAAATCCAGAAGGTCATTTTAATTGTAGGTCTTGTGGTAAACGTGCTCACCCACCTAAGTGGAGCACACAGTTTGTTATGAGAGACACTCCTATGGCGACAGCTATAAGAAAAGACCAAATAGATTTTGGTAGCAAAAGTATGGGAGACCATATTGAGCAAACTAAAAAGAAAAATGCAAAAATAAGAGAAAAGAAGATGAACTCACTTATTAAGTGGGATTAAATTATAGGAGAATAAAATGTATCACAAAAAAATGAAAAAAAATGGCAAGAAAAAAAAGAAAGTCAATAAAAAGAAAAAGAAGTAGTAAACCTACACCAACAAACAAAGCTTTATATTCTAGAGTAAAAGCAGCAGCAAAACGTAAGTTTGATGTATATCCATCAGCTTACGCTAATGCTTGGCTAGTAAGAGAGTATAAAAAACGTGGGGGTCGTTATAGATAATGGCTTACAAGGGTGGATTACGAAAGTGGTTTAGTGAAAACTGGGTAGATATTAGTGCACCTAAAAAAGGTGGTGGGTTTAAAAAATGTGGGCGTAGGTCTGCAAAAAGAAGTAAAAGAGGATACCCTAAATGTGTTCCAGCATCTAGAGCTGCTAGAATGACAAAAGCACAGATACGTAGTGCTGTTAGCAGAAAAAGAGCTAAAAAACAGGGAGTAGGGGGAAAGCCTACTAATGTAAGAACATTTGCAAAAAAACAAAATGGTAAGAAAAGAGCGTAATGGCTAGACCTTCATTTGGTACACAGGTTAGACATACTAACGGTAAAAAGAAAACTAGACAAGGTCAAAGTCATAATACAAAATATGGAAATAAAATGAGTAGTAAATATTATAAAAAAAAATATAGAGGTCAAGGTTGAAAAATAATAAAAAATCATTTAACTATAATTTTTTAAGTACTAAAGAACAACCTTTGTCAGCTCATATGGAAGGTGATGGTCCTATTGACTTAAGACCAAAAGCTGTTTCAAAATATGTTAAACAACAAGTAAGACTTTTTAAAGAAAATAGAAAAAAGTCAATGAGAGCTAGAGAAGCAGTTGAAAGAAGAAACGATGAATTAAACTTTCAGAAAAAAATGCAACGTCTAGAAAGAGATAGACAAAGAATTAACGAAGAAATTAATAGATTAAATAATAGTAGAGTAATAGATGGCTGAATCATTTAAAGACCAAGTAGATGCCTTAACAGGCTTTGGCACTACAGAAAACGATGCGTTGGCTGATTGGTTAACAGCTGGAGCTCGTTCTATATTAAATGTATTACCTCTAAATAAGTTACAAAGAATAGCTTCAACGACAACGTTTCAAGACAGTCAAGATGTAGAGGGAAAAAAAATAATTGCTGTTATGCGTAAAGATGAAAACAATAGCAGTAAACTTATGCCTTGTAGACAAGTTTCACCTGCACTAAAAGGTAAAGTTACTGACTCAAGTTATATGGAGGCAGCATCTACTAGTGACCCTGTTTACTACATAGAAAATGATGTTTTAAATGTAGTTCCAACACACTCAGATTCAAATTCTTCTTCTTTGGTAAATATAGACACTAATATTACAGTAGCTCATGGTGCTACATCTATAACTAATTTTCCAGATGAAGCAGAGTATGCAGTTGTATTATATGCAGCTAGACAAGCATTAGAAAGAAAAATGTCAGATGCTAATGTTGATGAAGATGTAGAATTGGTAGCAGGATTAAATATTCAATTTAAAGCATTAGATGCATTATACAAAGAACAGCTACAAACATTACAAGGAGTATTATAATGGCTGCTATAGAATTTACAGGTAAAGAAATACATAGTAGAGTACTACAGGCAGTTCCTGGAGTATCAGAGAACTATGTATTAAATTTAATTAATGAAGCTATGATTGATATGGGTCAGTTTTTACAAAAGATTGAATATGCAGATACAGATTTAGTTCACAATCAACTATGGTATAATTTAGATGACGATAGAAATATAACTATAAATAAAGTTTTTAGATGTGCTATTAAAAATGATGCTGGTGAATATATTCAAATACCTAGACTAACAAACCAAGAAATTAAAAAGTTCTACAAAGAAGAAACAGCAAAAACAACATGGACAGAGGTATAACATGGCAGCTATAAGTAGTACGTATAAAGACCCTTCTACATCATTAGTATGGTGGATAGAAGGAGATAGAATAGCTATTGCCACTGAAATAGGAGATGGTGGCACATCTGAAACAGGTGAGACCAAACTTAAGGCTGTGCAACTTGGTATACAAGATTCTGTTCAAACAGATGGAAGTACAAAAAATTTAGTAGCAGAACCTGTAGATGCAACAGAAACTGCTATAGAAGTGGATGACGGTTCAGTGTTTAGTGCTTTTGATTTAATACAAATAAATAATGAAATCATGAGAATAGAAAGTATATCTACTAATACGTTAACAGTTACAAGAGGTTTTAGAGATACTACTGCAACTACACACGCTACATCAGTTACATCTTTAACTACATTAGGAGCAGCTATATCAGATAATTCTACAACAAGTGTAACGTTATCTAGTGTAGATTCATTGTCTGCAGATGATATAATTAAAGTAGGAAGTGAGGTGCTAAGAGTTACAGCTATCAATACTACTACTAATGTTATTACAGTGGTGAGAGGTCGTCATTCTTCTACTGCTGCCTCTCATAGTGATGGTGCTACTGTTTCTAAATTTGATGATAATGGTCTTATCAAAGAGCACAATAAAATTACTAATGGTATGGTAATATCATATCATGCAGAGCCAGATAAGTTAACATCTATTACAGGCACATTAGATATAGATAATACATTACAGCCATTGTTGATTGATTACGTTAAAGGTAAAGCATTGATGGATGCTGCATCTAGAGAAGATAATCCTGCTATAGCACAGATAAGAATGGCATCAGCTCAGCAGTGTTTAGCAAACTACAGAGAAGGTTTGCGAAAATTTGGTATGAAGAAGAACGACAAAACTGGAGGCACAAGAGGTGTTGTTCCAGCAAATATGAGGTAAAAAAAATGGAAGTAGGAAAAGACACTAAATTTACATTATCTATAGAAACAGGTGTTAGTATCTTAGTTACTGTAGGTATGATTATAGGTATGTGGTATTCTCTGCAGGCAGAAATAGAACTTGCTAAAGAATTACCAGAACCTGAGGTTTCACGTATGGAATATGATTTAAAAGACCAAATGATTCGTGATTCAATATTAAATACAGAGGGTAAAGTAGATAAGCTTGAAGAAAAGGTAGACGATATAAAAGAAGATACCAGAGCTATTACTGAGACCCTTATAGACATGAATAACAAATAATGAGGTTTACAGATGAACAACAAATTTATATCATACTTGGTATTAACGGTATTCTCATCGCTATCTTGGTTGCACTCACAATCAGTCAACTTAGATAACTTTGCATCAATACAAGCACTTAATGTAAAAAAATGTGCAGTAGTACAAGTTAACGCATCTTGGAATCATGCTAACAGAGTAGAAGTAGAAAAACTATCAGAGCTTTGTTATGTAGCTGAAATAGATTTAAGTAATAAAAATGTTGGTGCAGTAATACAAAAAGAATGGAATATTAAAATTGTACCTACCATTATTATACTAAAAGAAGGTAAAGAAGTTATGAGGTATGAGCCTGGTATAAGTATGAGATTTGATGAACAAGAAGTGTTCAATAAAATAAAAAAGGTAATACAATGAAGATAAAAGCACCAAAAGGGTATCACTTTATGAAAAAGGGCAACAAAATGTCCTTGATGAAAAATCCAAAGGGTGGATATAAGAAACACAAAGGCTCTTCATTAACTATGAATATGCCTGTAATTAAAACTCACGGAGGTAAATAATGCCAGGGTTAACACCAAAACAGAAAAAAATTGCAAAATTAGCACCACCATATGATAAAATTACTGGAGCTGATTTTAAAATATTGCGTACTACAAACGCTAGAGATAGAAGAAAAAATAAATAAAAATGCCTAAAAAAAGAGACCCTAAAAAAGGCACAGGGAAAAAACCTAAAGGTAGTGGCAGAAGATTATATACGGATGAAAATCCTAGAGATACCGTACGTATAAAGTTTGCTACACCTAAAGATGCTAGAGCAACTGTAGCTAAAGTAAAAAAGATACGTAAACCTTTTGCTAGAAAGATACAGATTTTAACTGTGGGTGAACAAAGAGCTAGAGTTATGGGTAAACGAACTGTAGTAAGTATATTTAAAAAAGGTAAAGAAAGTATTAGGAGAGCAAATGCCAGAAAGAAAAAAAAGTAAAAGAGACCCAAGGTTAAAAAGGGCTGGTGTATCTGGATATAATAAACCAAAACGTACTCCTAATCATCCTAAAAAATCTCATATTGTTGTTGCTAAAGAAGGTAGTAAAATTAAGACTATTCGTTTTGGACAACAAGGAGCTAAAACTGCAGGTAAACCTAAAAAAGGTGAATCAAGAAGAACTAAAATGAAACGTAAAAGTTTTAAAGCAAGACATAGAAGAAACATAGCCAAAGGTAAGATGAGTGCAGCTTACTGGGCTAATAAAGTAAAATGGTAGGAGGATAATATGAACTGTGAATGTGGATGTTTACTATGCCTAAACTAGATATAGTAACAGGAATAATAGATAAAGTAGCTGGTCACGTAGACAAGTTTACTTTAGATAAACAAGAAAAAGCACAATTAATAGCTGAGATAAACAAAGCTCAGATGGAAGTAAATAAAGTAGAAGCTGGACATACATCTATGTTTGTAGCTGGATGGAGACCTTTTACTGGTTGGATATGTGCAACAGCTTTGGCATATCATTATATATTACAACCGTTATTAACTTTTATTCTATACAGCTTTGGTAATGAAGTAGTTTTACCTACTTTTGATATGGGTACATTAACGACTGTATTACTTGGGATGCTCGGTCTTGGGGGAATGCGTAGTTTTGAAAAGGTAAAAAGAAGTGCCTAGAAAGTCATTACAGTTAAATGATTTTAGTAGAGGTCTTAACACTAAGTCCTCTCCTAGAGATATAGCACTAAATCAAGTGTCAAAAGCTGATAACGTTGTGTTGTCTAATCGTGGTTTAGTGCAGTCATCTTCTAATTCTACTGCTAAACACACAAGTGCTCCAACCACAATGACTCATGCTCAAGCTGGTAATGGTGCATTTATGTTTAACTCACAATTTAATGTTGATACTGATGGCACATCTACGCAACCTAGTCAAACTATAGCGTACCCAATAGATAAAAGTTCTGGTGCTACTACTATACAATTTTTCAGAAGAGATTTTGATAATACTGGAGACTTTTCTCAAGAAGGAGAAAATACAGAAATCAACATGCAAGAAACTGGTGCAGTGCAACCAGTATATTATTATGTAGATGGAGTGCTACACGTATCTGATAAGCTAGTAGTAGATGGTGATAACAGTCAAGAACCTAGAAAAATGCCTTTTGTAAAAGACTCAAGGTTTGGTATTGATGTGACAGGATTTTTAGATACTACTATGAAAGTAGAAAAAGATGATAATCAATTTCATTCTATAGCAGATAATAGTTTAGCAGAACCAGATGGTCCTGGTGAATTTAGTGTAAGTTTACAAACAGACCCAACATTAGACTCGCAATCATTTTTTGATATTATAGAACAAGAATCAGACGGAACAGACGATACAAATAACTTTCTTACAGTTACTTCAAATCCAAATGAAACAAATCCAGACCCTACATTTGACATAGGTATTACTGATAAATTAATTCACTTAAAACTTACAGATGCAAATGATATGTCTTCTGTGATTTTAAATTATGGTGGTAGTAGTGGTATATCTACTGGAGGTATAGCAAATCTAATAGGAGAAGTTATACACATAAATGGTGAGGCTATGAGAGTAAGAAGTACAAATACTTTGAATGGTAGTGCTACTAAAGATGTGCTACAACTTCTTGTTGACAGAGATGTGTTTGGAACTGGAGCGTTGGAACACGCAACTGGAGCAAATGCTCGAACTACTTTGACAACAAGCATTAGTGTTACTAGTGGTGGTTGGGAAGCAGGTTCTTATGAGTTTTGTCATACTATAATAGATTTACAAGATAATGAAACATTACCACAAACACCTCAAACAACGTTGTTTCCTATAACATCAGGTGCATATTTTACCAATGTTGGATTTATAATAAAACATGGTTCTTTTAATACTAGAAAAAATGAAAAGGGCGTAAGAGTTTATACCAGAAAAAAAGATGGTAATGGTAGATGGATACTATTTTTAGATGTAGATTATCAACGAGGAGTTAGAACAAATTTATTTGAAGACTATGATGCTTTTTCTAGTGCAACTGGTACAGGAAGTAATTTTAGAAAAGTAGAAAACATAGACATAGTTAATCCATCGTTAGATACTTATGAAAGCATAAATGGATATTCACAAGATGAAGAAAGTATAGACTTTGGAGCAGATGGTGGGTTCAGAGCAGCTACTGTG